TACATTTTCATAAGACATACAGATTGTTCTTCTCTGGTTATATGATGACGGAAGTAGCTGTATTAACTGCCACCAGTATTTTTTATCTTTTGTCTCGAGGTATTTATCACGATAACAATTAAGTATCTGTATAAGCATCTGCATTAAATCCATAGAATTGATATTACAAAGGTTGTTATCATAATCTGTAATGGTACACTCATAACAATATGTTTCATCATTAAGTAAATGTTCTGTACTAAAATCTTCAAGTGTAAATTTTCTCTGGGCTATTGTGTGCATTGTAGAACAGCTTACCTGGTCTTTTCCCACACAATATCTATCCATCTCTTTCCACCAATAAAGCGGGGCAACTATATCCATTGATACTTTTATCAATCTTGCATATGTCCTATGCACAGGTCCATTCTCATATAACTTATGTGCAAGCTCTGAATCTTTAGCTCCTAATACATATCTTGGAGTGTGACCGCAATAATCAGGTCTAAATCCACAATCAGAACAAATACCACAATCATCACAACCTAATTCAGTATCACTCTTATCCCAACTATTTTTAGGATTCCTCATACCACGAATTGCGTGTTCAAGCCCCCATACTTCTATGTTTGATACTTGTATCATTGTCTACCTCCTATTCTTTCTAAATATTCCTTATATGTAATACCTAATCTTTTTGCTTCGTGACTACGAATTTGAGCTAAACGCATATGTTCAACTGCTTCGGGAGATTTAGGTTTTCTCATTTTCTGTCGAGTTGCATCAGACTTAGGCACGCCTTTTAATGCTTCACTTCGCTTTTTATTAGATTCTTCTGATTGCTTCATACCATTCGGGTATTTTTCTTTTATAGTTTTAAGTCTTTTTTGTGCCCTATCTTTACCAGATTTTTTTAACGATTCAGATACTTTTTTTCTTATTTCAGGTCTATGCATTCCATTATTTATAGATTGCTTTAATCGTGTTTCATCTGTTGCGTGTTTACCTATATTTGCTACTCTAATCTTTTCCTTAGTTTCTTCTGAAACACTATGCCCCATTAAAGAATTACTTATTTTCTGCTTTGTTATGTCTGATAATGGTACACCTTTTTGCCAAGTATTTTGATTACCAATCATTCCGTCACTTATATGTTGTTTATGCTCATCTGACAATTTTCTACCAGTTAAAGATGCCTTTAGCTTTTTACGAGTTTCTTCTGAATGTGTATATCCACTTATACCTCCCCCGCCATCAGTAAGATTATATCCATACTCAGAATTATTTGTATGATACTTTTTAATTAAATATTTCTCACATTCATTAGCCATATCTTGAGTCAAATTTTCTAATAAAATAATATGTTTAATATTATCCCAACCATACTTTAATATAGCATTATAAAATGGTAGCTGATTCGTTCTATTCTTATCAAAATACCCTATACCATTTACTCCCCATCGTTCAATAATAGGTCTACAAGTTATTCCAATATACATTTTGCCGTTAGGTACTATATGAACATATAATTTATAAGATTTCATACAACATTACTCCTTTTATATTATTACTTCCATAATAATATCACATAAAAAGTAATTACGCAATGGTTAGTTAGGAGAAATGTGAGTCATAGATTCCTCTTGCATACGATGGCTTAATACTTTTTTACAACTACTCAATATCTCTTGTGCATTATCAACTTTTGACTTCATTGTCTTATAAGCTCTTGTATAACATATGCTTGTTAACTGCTCTTGCTGACTGCATAACTCAGCATAGCTGTCTTTATCTGCCACAGTTCCATTATCCTGGCTTGCTCTTGCTGTATGATACATTTCTTTATAAAGTGCTTTTCCTATATCATCTCTTACACCAAGTTGTTCACAAAGTCCACCTGCAAAATATATGAATGTTGATAGGTTCATACAAAAATCTTCAAGCTCTAATGTTGTAGGTGGATTTTCCCCATCACATAAGCAGTCTTTTATGAATTTCACATAGTTATCTAAGTCTTTACAATATGGCTTTATTATCTCATCTACCACTCTGTCAATTTGTGTAGAATTATTATCTACTTTTTCCCTTATCTTCTGTATCTTTGTTTCATCAAAATTCTCATACAGATTTATTTTTGACATTCATATACCTCCTTGAAAAACTGTTCCATATCATAATCAAAAAATACTCTCTTCTTTTTACCTTTTATTGAAATTATCATTTCGCCTTCATAAGAGTCTCTATCAAATCTAATACTTTTATGACCCATCGCATCTAACCAAGCTAATACATCTATCGGAATGAATTTTGTTACATCCTTATCCACCCACCATATTATAACACCAGCTATAACTCCATCAATATAAGATTTCTCTAATAAACCATTCCATTGATTTTTTGTTATATTGGAGAATGGAAATGTATTGCCGTGAATAGATTTACATTCTATATGATACTCATAAGGCTTATGATATACTATAAAATCACAATGATTCCTTATTCCTAAATATCCTTGTACGGGGTCGGGCAGTCTTACTACACTTGTATCAGGCACTTTATTGAAAGCTGTTCGGATAACTTCTTCAAAATTTTTTCCTCTGTTCTGAGCCATAACTATTCCTTTCTGCAAGTATTTTTATAACCACAATACTCACACACTCTTTTCGGAACATCATCAGGTTTAGGCGGACACACTAATCTCTTTACATATCCGTCACATTCCTCTATCTTACCAATAAGTTCTTGCTTCATATCATCAGTAGGTACAAACATAAATGATTTCATATCAAGCAAATCTCGATTGATATATACGAAAATTACTTCCGGTAAATCAAATGCTATTGAATATGCTGTGCCCTGTGCATAATGCTTGGGGTCTACATCTTGTCTGTTCTGCCATTTGAAACTTGCTTCTGTCTTTAACTCTAATACATAATAATGATTTTTGTATCTTATAATGCCGTCGCACAGAAATGACATATTAAGTTTTTTGTGATACAGCTTTGTTTCAAAATCCTTTTCATCAAAATTAGGTTCTTTCACTATATCAAGATATTCAGTAAGCCCTCTCTGTCTGACAAAATCTGCAACATTGATATATTCACATTCTATGCCATTTTCTTTCATCTTTGTTACATAATACTGTATTCGTAAATGTATATCAGTACCACTATTACATATACCTGTCATTACATAATTTGCATTTGCTTTATCAGGCTCTTTACCAGTAACTTGATACCACATATTTCTGATACAATTCATTGATGACGGCTTATATGTCTGTGATGGTAATCTCCATCCCTTTTCATCTTCAAACTCGATTGTTCGTTTCAAGTCTGCTAAAAACTCTTTTTCGGGTGGAAGTGATTCTTTTGTTATATCAATAAGATGCATAACATTTTTCAGACTATCCCTTGCCATATAAAACCTCCTCTTCTATCCGCTTATCCTCTAACTCCTTTTTATATCTGGCTATATTTCTGTTTAATTCTGCAACATCATCAGGTCTAAATAATCTCATTATCTCATCAATAGGCACATGAAGAGCTTTTGCATATCGAAATGCTATATTCAAATTTATAGGTTGAAATCCCTTAACATTTCTCCACACATTTGTACCATTCATATCCATTGACTGTGCAAAATGTCTTATACTCTTATAGTCTCTGTCCTTAATCAATTTAATTATTTCATCTTCTTTTGTTTTTACTAACCTTTCCATTTGTATCTCCTTTCGTTTTTGTTTTATATGACTATATTATCATAGTATAGCTGTTTTGTTAACAACAACTATACTATGATAGCAGGTCTTTACTCATCTTCCATAAGTGCTACTATATTGATTATATTGCCATCTGCAAGTTTAATTGCACTATCATTACCGTAGTACAAATGTATATCCTCTACATTCTGCGACTTAATCTGAGAGATAAACATTTCTATATCTATATCACATAAATAGTCTTTGAAATTATTACTCTCTTTATAAGGCACAATCTCCACACTATTTGCTGATATTGAACTTATCTGTAAGCCCTCTTTTGTAAATACAAGATGTAAACAATTCTTATCATAAGGCTTTATGAATAACTCAAGTCTACCAAGTGTTGATAATAATGCACTCTTTGACAGCTTACAGTCTGATTCAAAATCGCCGTCAATAAACTTGTTTATAGCATCTGCCGGAAACTCCTCTACACAATCAAATAAAGCTCCATATACTGTGCAATTATTTGTCACAAACATTACATACTTATCTAAAAACTTTACCTTTATATTTTCCTCTGTCATTATATCGAGTAGATTCATCATCTCGGCACTTATAAGAACGGGCTCATCAAATATCTTTATTCCTATGCTACACGCTGTTGTTGAATTTGTTGATATAATCTTATCTCCGACATAATATGCTGTATAACATGAGCCACTATCTGCTAAAGTGGGGTCTAATAATGATGCTTTCGCTGAGTTTAATATTGTCTTTATTGTTGTAAGATTTATATTACATTCTTTATCAACAGACTTATCTTCTTTCATAGGGTCGGGAAATTGTATAAGACTTCCATTCTCATCTAACGGCAACTCTATACTGTAATTTCCATTACCCTTTATATTCAACGCATAATCACTAAGCTCCATTTCAACTGTTTCACAAGTCAATTTTGATATAAGTTTTGCGAATGTCTCACATTCTACTGTTACCAAAAAACTTTCATCTGTTGCTACTGTGTCTGATACATACAAGTAATTTGTTACATCTGTTGTAACAATTTCAATCTTACCATTTTCAACTGTTATTCCCATCATCTGAGTGATAGGTATCAGCTTATTATTCGATGCTCCTTTTACTGCTTTTGCCACTAAATCTTGTAATGTGCTTGTCTTTAACTGTACTTTCATTTTATTACCTCCTTTTATACTTATCACTTATAATTTTAGGTACAGCAACTTCCCAATCTATTATATGGTGTATGCGTTTATGATAACTTCCCATCTCATATATTTTTACACTTGATGGGTTTGTTATTATTGTAAAAAATGTTTTTATATATGTGCCTAAATTCGCATAAAGCTCTGTCATTCCACCTGAATTTTTCTGTGTCTGTTTTTGGTCAAGTGATGCGTTAGCAACTGTAAACATTAGCTTTCCTCTTGAGCCTTCTAACACATAAGTATTCACATCTTCATTTATTCTACCTATAAAACTAAACGGTCTTTCTGTCGTACAAAAAAATGAGTTCATAGCTTTTCTGCTTAATTGCTCTCTATATGCACGAGCTTCCATACCGCCTACAAAATCACCAGTCTGTGCAAATGCTACTGTATGTGCTTTTGTATCATCGAGAAATTGTAACATAACCTCAAATAATGAATCTAAATCTGTATGATATATCGTAGCAAGTTTGCCATCTATTATAGGCCTACTTCTAAAACAAGTGTAATCATCGTCAAGCTCTAAAAAATATGTATAACCCAATTCCTTTGCTATCTCAAAACAGGCATTTCTTGCATAAAATATTGCTCTTCTATCTTCACCAGTATCTACTTCATCATATCGACTTGCTATATCAGATTTATCAAATACATAAATACCAGTCTTGGGTTTTGATTCATATATCCGTTTATACTCATCAATAGTCTTATCTTCATTATCTAATACTAAAACTATTTCTCCTGTATAACCAGTATTTCTTAATGTATCGTATGTGACAACAGAATTAGGTCGTCCATGTGTAAGGATAAATGTTACAAAATCACTTCTTATCTTTTGCACTCTTACCGCTCTCCTTTAATATCTCTTCAATATTCTTTGTCAATCTTACATAACCATTTTTTATAGCATCTTCTATATCAAGTATAACTAAAGCTGACTGCTCCATAAGTTCTTGCAATTCTTTATCTGAATGGGCATAATAATCAGCTATCTTTGAATAATTAAATACAATATGTCTGCTTGCGGCTAATCTCAAAAACTGCTTTTCTTCTTCAGGTAAATCCGACTCATTGATATTCCGTATCAACTTTGAATACTTTGTTGTATTTGTAAGCTCTGCTATATTAGGCTTCTTATTACTCGGTTTATATTGAGGTCTATCTACTGAACGATTATATTTTTCATCTACTTCTTTTTGCTGACTACCAAATAATTGTTTTGTCTGTCGCATTATATATCAACCCTTTCTCCATACCACCGCTCTGTGACTTCAACGTCACAGCTAATCGGTATAGTTAATTTATCACCAGCGGCTTCACTCATCAGCTTTGCAAATCTATCTCTACATTCTACTGCATTTTCTTTCGGACACTCTGCTATCAATTCATCGTGTACTGGTATTAGAAGTCTGAATCCTAATTCTTTTAGTCTTTTATCATTACCGACTAAAATCATTGCCAGTTTACTCATATCTGCGGCTGAACCTTGAATCCTACTGTTTACACATTGTCTTTCTGCATCGGCTATCTTTGCTCCATTATCAATTATCCATATGCCTTCTGCATTTGCTTCTTCAAATATCTTTCTCTTCTGGCTAAAGTAACAACTCTTTAACTTAGCTGTATATTTCCTTATAAGTTCTTCTGGTACTTCTGTTGATACTTCATCGTCAAAATCTAACAAATCATCATCAGGTGGTGCACCATCTTTCCACTTAAATTCATATTCGGGCAACTGCAAATCAGGCAATCTTCTTTTTCTACCCCACAATGTTGTGACATATCCTAATTCCATAGCCATGTCTAAACTATCATTTTCAAACTGAGGAATAGCCGGAAATCCTTTGAATACAGAATCTTTTATTGCTTGGGCTTTCTTCGTTGTTGTTCCAAGCTGTTCAGCAATACTGGGCACACCTCTACCATACAACACTCCGAGCAATATACTCTTGGCTTGACTTCTACGATTTTTGCCTTCAGTATTCGTTGTTCCGTCTGATCTGAACTCAAGACAGTTATCATAGCTTGTATTAAAGGACAGTGCCGCAATTTCTGCATATAAATCTTTACCCTCCTTATACGCTTGTATCATCTTAGGGTCTTGACACATCTGTGTCATTACACGAGGCTCCTGTTGCGAGTAGTCACTCGACATAAGAACATAACCATCTGTTGCTTTGAACATTCTTCTTATATCCTTATTATGAGACGGTATATTCTGCATATTTGGATTTTCAGAACTGAATCTACCTGTCCTTGCTCCATACTGATTGAATATACAATGAATACGATTATCTTCATACACTACTTCAGGTAGTTTATCTATGAATGTATCAACTATTGTTGAAAACTCTCTATACGCCAGAATTGCATCTGCTATCGGATGGTCAAGTGATTTCAATGCCTCTTCGTTTGTTGTCCTTACTTCCTTTTTAGTTTTCTTATCAACTGGTATAGGAAGTTTCATTATGTCATAAAGTAATATTGCAAGCTGTGAAGATGATTTTATGTTTATAGGATTATCTAACTTACAATCTGCTCCCTTTTTAAGCCTGTATGCTTGTATCTCTTCTGAATACTGCTCACATACTGTATTGAATACTGATACTTTTTCATCAAGCAGTTTATGATATTTCTCTTTAAGCTGTGCATTATATTCAAAATCAAATTCTATACCAGCATCTTCCATATCACATACTACATTTATGCAAGGCATTTCTATATTATGAAATACCCAGGCTACATCTTGCAATCCTCTATCTATACATTCTTTATCCGTAGCAGTTAAAAACGGTCTCTGATAATCGCATAATTCTGTTGTTACAACAGGGTCGTGGGCTGCATATAAATATCCTACATTTATAGGTACTTTATCAAATGTAACTCCTTTGAATAAGCTGTCAAAATTAAATGCATCTCCAACGCCGTTTAATACATATTTATTATGTAATGCTTTCAATCCATGTGTAGGTTCATTCTCATTCAACAGCTTACTTGCTATATACCCGTCCCATGTGCAATATATATCATCAAGACCTATACTATGTCTCAATACTCTTATATCAAAGTTAGCATTGAACATATCTATATCTGGTCTTTTTTCTAAAAGTCTCTTAAACTCTTTCCGTACAAACTCTATACTTAACTGGTCAGGTACAGGCATATTTGTTATATAACTTACATGATTAAGAGGTATATAAGCTCCTTTTTGATTATATGTATAAGGACATATCCCTACAATCTTATCTCTTATAGGGTCTAATCCCATTGTTTCTGTATCTATGCTTATATATCCGTTTCCGATAC